GGTGCATCTGCTACAGTTGGAGTTGGTTCTAATTGTGGGTGTTTTGGTTCGTAACATTCTGGACAAGTTTTAAGACCATTCCATTCTTTTTTAAGTTCTAAAAGTTTATATTCAAATCCACATCTGTCGCATATTGCTTTTGCGAATTTTCCTGAAGCATAAGCCATTATCTTACTCTTAAATCAGGCCTAATTCTAAAAGAGGCTCTGTCTTCATCTGTTGATGCGGCCCTATCAAATTCTTCTTCATACATTTGTTTTAACATTTGTGTTTTTTCTGGAGCTTTTTTTACGGAGATATAATATGCAAGACCTGCTGCAAAACATGGATAAAAGCGAAAAGGCATATCCATAGTATTAATTGCAGTATCAGCATCATCCATTCTTACTATTTTGTTAAATACTAATATATCTGTAGAATTTTCTGGAGCTGGCCATACTTTTAAAACCGCTGAATTTTGTTTATCAAGAAAAAATTGACTAGGTCTTCCTGTAGTTGCCTTTACTGGTATATTAAGATATTCACTACGACTTAATCTTCTCATAGATAAATCAGTTGTTACGCTGCCTTCAGTTCTTCTAAGACTACAATCTAATATGTCTATTACGTTAGAATTTAAAGTATAAGTTGAAGTATCTTTTGTAACAGTTTGAGTAGCTTCTTCTACAGTCCATTGATTTAAACCTCTGTTGGCCCATTCAGCTAGCATTAAATTTATAGAACGTTTTGCTGTTACTAAATCATAACCAGTACGTAACTCAAGCCCACATCTTTCAAAAGCTTCTTCAACAAACTCAGTTACATTTGGTTCAAAATTTGTACTGCTTGATGTTGCCATTATTCTTTCCTATCGTCTTGATTATATAGATTGTCAAATGTTGTGTATGCATCCATATAACTATCATGTTTTTCTGCAGAGTGAATATATTGACTAGGAGAAAAATCTGGTGGACCTTCGCCAACACGCCACAAAGCAGGGTTTGTAGCTCTTACTCTATTGTTAGGTAAAGCTACAAAGTTACCAGTATACTCACCAGCGTCTGTTAAATATAACACATGTGACTGCTTATGTTGAGCAGAATCATCAGCAATACTATTTTCTGTATAGTCAACGGTAAACATATAAGTACCTGTATAAAACTCACCGCCTATTTTGCATATCCAGGGAGATGAACTCACTCTGTCCATAATAACAACAGAATGATGATGACTAAGACAGTCCCAAGGTTGCACTAAATGGTCTTTCATAGGTTTAGGCCAATCTGGAAATGTTATATCTGCTACAAGAGCTTCTATTGGCATTCTAGCCCACATTGCACCGCCGTGTATGTTTTTATCTGGATAACCTTCTAAGTCTGTTTCACAGCCAGTAAAAACCACTTGAAAAGACAAAGAACGGTCAGGTATTGTGTTAACAGCAATAGCTAATGCATGCAAATATTCACCATGATATTTCTGATGATTAGCAGTAAATTCTTTTCTTACCCAACATTTAAACTGAGGTATATTAGAAATTAAATAAGACATAATTCTTCCTCCTAATTATGTATTTAAAATTTATCTTTTTGCAGGTCCGCCTCTAGACATGTATTTGCCACCTTTGGCCATATATTTAGTTTTTTTCATATTTGCTGGTCCACCATTAGACATGTATTTGCCACCTTTTGCCATGTATTTAGTTTTCTTTTTAGCTTCATCGCCTTTTTTCATGCCTACTGGGCCACCTGCATAATATTTAGTTCTTTTAAACATTTTATTCTCCTAACTTATTGTAGTTACTTTTCTGCGGTCATTCATAACTTTACCACAACCTTTGGCTATAAAACCACCATTGTTCATCTTAATTCTGTTTTGTTGTTTAATAGCACCACCTAAAGATTTTTTTTGCCAGTTAACTCTTTTTGAACTTGTTTTCTTTTTTATAGCTGCTGCAGCACCTTTTTTCTTACATTGGGCCATTGTTGGCCTACAAGCAGGGTAACCTCTTTTTTCACCTTTTTTTCTACCACATGGTTTACCAGTTTTACAATCTACCCAACCTTTGCCTTTGTTGCGTGAAAACCATTTTCTTAAACCTTCTTTAGCCATTATCTTCTTTTGTTTGCCATTACAGCGCCTTGCCCTCGTATATTTTTACAAACAACACCGCCAATAGATTTTTTTACTCTTTTTTTGCTTTTACCATAATTAGCAGCGCCAACTTTTCTACATTGTACTAATCTGCCTGATGCATAAGCACTAGGCCAAACTTTTGCGCTACGCTTTACCTTATGATAACAAGCATCTTTTTTTGTTTTACTCTTCGCCATAATTTAACTCGTCTATATGATAATTAAGTGTTAATTCTTCGCCTTCTTTTATTTTTTTTGTTGTATAAACATTATAAACCTTATAATCGTCCCAATCTAATTCAAGAGACAATTCACAATTTGAATTTTTAGAATGATTTAAAAAACCTCCAATAGAAGTTCTAATAAATCCACAAATAACAGGTACTTTTATATGTGAAGACCCTAAATCAAAATTTTGTTCTATATTTTTTTTAGCAAATAAACCTAACCCTTCAATATTACTTTCTTTTATGGTTATACAATCAGGTAAAGGTTTGTAATAAAATTTATTATAAACAGGGTACATTTAACATTTCCATCTTCTTCTTGCTTGCCTAATTCTAGAGTTAGGATTGTTTCTTGTTTTAGCTGAACTGCGTTTGAGTTGACCTAAAGACCTTGCGCAATATGATTTACGTCTTTTTGCAGCTTTGCTGCCTTTTTTTACTTTACCTGTTACGGCTGTTTTAAGCTTACTTCCAGGATTAGCTTTTCTATAAGCTCTTACACCTTTTTTAGTCATACCCGCCCCACTTTTAGTAGGGCGGTAATTTCCACCTTTACCAGTAGTCCTGCGTATAGGTTTAGACTTTTTTCTGGTTTTTTTTACTGCCATTCATTAATAATTTTTATTTAAAACAAGAATTATTGAATAAGCATCACCACTTGAGTGACCTACCGTAGTAAAGTCAATATCTCCAGTTTTTCCTGAACCTGCATTATTTGGTATGCCGCTAAACCTATCGTCATAGTATTCATCACCAGTACTATCAGCTGGTAATGGCATAGCTAAAACGTTAGTAGAAGCATCAAACTCTATATCTACACCCATACCTCTGGTTGCCCAGTAAATACGAGCAATAGAAACACCAGTACAAGTTTGTCCTACGCTATTTGTACTAAGCGCAGAAACATCTACTTTTTTTACAGAAGATTCTCCTGTACCGTCAGATTCATTAGTAAACTTCAATATTGCGATTCTTTCACCGTCTTGAATAGTTTGAGAAGTTACTGTATCTGCCATTGTTTACTCCCTTATGCGTCAGCAAATGGTGTTACAACTGTGCCAGAAGCTAATACTATGCCTTCTACAGCATATTTAGCTGAACCTATAGCAGTTACTTTAACAATAGAACCGACTATACCGCCTTTGGTTGAACCATTAAAAGTAATAACATCATTGGATGCTCCAGAAATAAAAGTTTTACCAGCTGCATCACTTTTACCTAAATATAAACCACCTACGAACTTATCTGTTCCATCAGTTTTTATATCCATATCTGTTGCTGCAGTTTCTACAAAAAAGAAGAAAGAAGCACCTAAATTATTTAATTGGTTAGGGTCTTCATTACTTCCAGGTGTAGTGGCTACAATGCTTGGTAAAGTAAATTTACCGTCTGCATCATTACAAGTAAGAATTTTACCTGCATGAGAAGCAACTGTTAGTGTAGTGTCAGCTGTTAAGCTAACAACGTTTGCGTTACCTGCCGAAATAAATCCTGCTAAAGATTGTATTGGGCCTGAGAAAGTGCTTTTTGCCATAATTTTTCTCCCGAAAAATAAGTTCTACTGTCTTGGCTTGTCTGCTAGGTCAGTCCGTAGAACAAGTTAATAATATCCTAGTTATTTGATTGTATATTAGTTTTCTGCAAAAAAAAAGGGAGCCGAAACTCCCTTTAAACAATCTATAAAGATTATGCTCCTTGTGATGCGAACACCGCTCTCCAGTTGGAGAATCCAAAAGAGTATCTTTCTCTGGCTTTATATCTCATATTACCAGTATCAAAATCACCTTCTAATGATGTTTGCATAGGACTTCTTTCAAAATGTTTGAATCCGTCAGGACAATCTGTCTTAAGGAACCAAGCATCAGAGTCTGTTAGATAGTTGTTAACAACATATCCTTCAGGAATCATACCCATATTTTTGATTGCATTTATGTCATTGTCAGATGTTGATACTCTGCCGGGGCTTTGTAGTAATCTGTCAGCAACAAATTGCAATTCATTAGGCACGATAAGTTTTCTACCTTGAAGAGCAATGTTTAAATTTCTATCATCAACAAAGTTTGAGATAGCAATTAAAGCATCTTCAAGTGAAGTCTCGTTCAAGTCAGCATGAGTGGTTGCTCTGTTTGCAGTAGTTCCACCTCCACCTAGAGGGTGTGAACTAGAAACAAGAGGTTGCCCATCTCCGCCAGTATGGTCTGTACTAAAAGCATTATTAAGAACAGCAGCTGCCTTAATTTGTTTAGTATTCGCCATAGACCTAGCTAAAGCTTTTGTATATCTTGAACCTAATCTATCATATAAATTATCTTCAACTGCTTCTTCAGTAAGAGAGAAAGCTAAAGCAACTGTTTCGTGTGAGTAACGTGAAGTAAAGCCTTCAGTAGCGTTGTCATATTCGACAGCGGTACCTTCGCCTTTTACTGATGCGTTACCAAAACCAACAATCATCACTTCTTCTTCAAAAGCTCTATCTGATGTTTCAGTATCAAATATTTCAGTATGCTGATTATCATATGTAGCATACTCCATACCGAACAAGGCGTTTAAACCTGGCTCTAATTCTTTCGCTAATTGCGCTCTATTTATCGCCATGATTATACTCCCGCAGCTGTTCTGTTAAAGTGTTCGTCAATTCTGACGATGAAATTAACATTTGTTGATAAAGTTCCTGTACCAAGAGCATTGTTTGATGGGTCATTTGAAATCCCCATAATTCTAAGCTGGGCAGTTCCAGTTGCTGTTGTGCCACTTGCTTTTACGCCTGATACCCCTGATTGTGTAGAGCCAGCTGCATAGACAATATCGCAGTTGTTACCAACTACAGTTTGTACTACAGAACCTGTCGCTGCAGATTGAACCTCAAATAAAACATCTGGGTCATCTACAACCATAGCTTTACAATCACTTGTTACTGTTCCACCAGTCCAAACAGGAGAGAATATTTTTTCTCCGCTTGAATTAGTAAAAGAACAACCCTGAAAAACACCAAGTAACAAATCGCCAGCAGCAGCAACGGCTATGCCGCCTGTGTTGACCATTTTAACTGGGTCTCCAGTATAAATACTTCCGGTTGTGCCTGATAGAATTTCGTACTCGGTATTTCCTGTAGAGTTAGTAGCCGAGCCTATTTTTCCAATAGGTTTTAAACCAAAAGGTGCATTAATATTAGCCATAATATTTACCTATATTAAAAATTTATTTAAGAAGAAAAAGCTAATCTCTTTTTCCTCCACCAAAAGTTACGCTTGTGGTTCTCTGAGGTTTTAACATCGGAGAACTTGGGTCAGATTCTTTCATTAAATTATTGTCAACTGCTTCTTGTTGCATTTGCGCACGATTTGAATAATAGGCGTTTCTTTCGTCACGTGTTTCATTAGGAATCTTTGCCAAAAGCAAACCACCCACGGCCACAACTCCAGCGTGCTTTCCATCGTCCATAGTAGGAAGTTCAAAATCTCCTATCTCATCAGAATGCACCAGCTCAAAGCCTTCACGCAATCTAGACATGACATTTTTTCTATCTTCATTACCGACAATTTCGGCTCTTATCCACCTGTAGGTATAACCTTCAGGAGCAGGAGGCGTGTCCAACATAGATGGGGGACGCCATGGTTTGCGAGCAGTATCTTTAGCTCGAACTTCTGCAGAACGTGGAGTTCTGTTATTTTTCTCTATATTTTTATCTTCAGTCATAATAATTACCTTTTTATGTACTTAGCGTATTCTTTCAGAGGCACATTTAAACGTTTTGCCATATCAACTTCGCTTGCGCTTAGTTTGACTTGACGTTTTCCTCCTGAGTTTATACTTCTTCCAGCTGGTGCAACATTTTGTTGCGCTTTACTGTTAGATTTTGTTTCCCCACCTTCAGAGAACTTGTGCGGAAACTCAACTCTCATACGTTTATCTAGTTCATCATAGTAGGAAATATCAGAAGTGTCAAAGCCTTCTACTTCTACAAGTTTACGATGAATGTTAAAAGCTGCTAAAGTCATGGTTTCATCCTCTCCAAACCATTCATTTTTATTTGCCCAATCTTCTGCTTGTGGGTCCATAGGTTCTTGTGCTGGAGCCTGTTGCATGTTTTGATAAGGCATAGGTGCATAATTTTGTTCAGGTGTATTTTGCATAGGTTGTATTTGCAATTTACTTTCTTCAACAGTAATTTTATCAAGTATGTTTTGAGCTTTAGTAACCTTATCCCAATCTTGTTCTTGATAAGCACTTTTTAAAACCGCATTTGCCTGCGCTCTTTGAGAATTTAATCTATTCTGAGCTTCGTTTAAATAATTTTTGTTTGCATTAGTATTATTTTCTTTCAGCTTTTGGTTTTCTGCTTGTAAAGACTGTGCATACTCATAAGCAGAGTTTGCAGCCCTTTCTTGCTCTCGCATTTTTTTTGTAAGTTTTGCGATTCTTTTTTGAACACTTTGAGAATAGTCATCTAACTCTTCATCTTGTTTTTCAACTTGTTCAGTCTCAGATTCGTTTACTATTTCTTCTTCAGTTTGTTCAGAACTTTCTTCAGAGTCTAATTCAACAACCTCACCATCTTGAGGTTCTTCAATTATTTCTTCATTTGTTTCTTTTACTTCTTGTTGCATGAGTTTATCCTCCTCACGTTATGCGCTGACAATGTCATCCGGGTCTACAATAGTCGCAATAACCTCATCATCGTTAATAATACGGCATTCTGCATCATCACCAAGTTTAAACCTAGCTCCTGCATATCTACCAATTAATACCCATTCTCCTTCTTTACACCAAGGAGTATCTCCAAATTTGTTTTTGTCTGAATAACACATAGGACCCATTTTAACTACATATGAAACTACCGTAGCTAAAGATTCTCTGTCAACAGTCTCTTTTACCAATTGTATTCCGCCTTCTGTAACGCCTTTACCCTTATAAGGTAATATCAAACT